CGTTTAAATGAGCGTTTCGTGGGGGAAATCGTGGGGTAGATCGTGGTTGCGGTCATGGGGAATTGATACTCATGATGGCGCAGCGAATGATTATTATTACAAATGGTGGTTAAAAAAGCATAAAACAAACGTACCGCCTACGATTGAACAAGTTTTTGAAGCGGTAAAGCGAACACCAGAAAAAGCACTAAAAGCAGTAATTGAAGCAAAACAGAAATTTAACTATGTAAACGACAAAACGCCGAGTGCCGAGTTAATTGAATATTTAGCAGTTACGATACACGCGCAAATAACAGCAAAATTGATAGAAAAACAGCGTATATTAGATGCGCAAATTGAGGAAGATTTTATAGAAATGATGCTTTTAACATAATGGAGAATGATAATGGCGCATAAAGCGGGGAAGGGTGACAAACAGCGACCCACAGACCACGAAGCATTTTCAAGCAATTTTGATCAAGTGTTTAGCGGGAAAGTGCAGCGTGGCGGCTGGGTGCAAGACCGAGTGACGGGCAAGCTAGTGTCGAGAAGTGAATACACGCCCGAGTTAACACATGCCCCGATGGTAATGAAAGATATTGACGGCTACAAGAGCCAAGTAACGGGCGAATGGATTGGATCGCGTTCGCAGCATCGAGCGCATTTGCGTGAGCATAGGCTTGTTGAGGTTGGCAATGAGATAAAAGCGCACATAAGCCAACGACCAGACAACAGGCCGGCAGGCAACATTAAGCAGGATATAGCCAACGCCATGAACAGGCTTGGATTTTGATTTTTAACAACCAGAGAGAACCTCATGGAAAACTTACGTGAAGCACTTGAGCAAGCATTTGACAGCGAAAAATCGGAACAGGCGGCCCAGCCGGTAGCCGAAACCAGCGCACCGGAATCGGAGCCGCAGCCACGGGATGAGCAAGGCAAATATACAAATATTGAACAGGAGCAAAACCCGTCATTAGAGCAAACATTGCCCGAACAGCCCGAAATAAAAGCGCCTTCAAGCTGGAAAACCGAAGCAAAGCAGGCTTACATCAAGGCGGAGCGTGGGGAGGCTTTAACGCCCCAAGAGATCAAGGTTTTAACGGCCGAAGCAAACCGACGCGAATCCGATTTTCTGAAGGGCATTGAAGAGTTTAAAGGTCACGCACATCGAGCGAGAGCATTTGAACAGGCTATAGCACCTTTTGCGCAAAATATCCAGCAGTTAGGATTGGATGCGCCCCAAGCCATTCAAAGGCTATTGCACGCAGATCACACGCTTAGAAATAGTGACCCAGTGACAAAAGCGCAGTATTTGCAATCACTGGCGCAGCAATATGGGATTGATTTAAATCTGGCTCAACAGCCGCAAAACATCGACCCACAGACGCAATATTTGATGAATCAGCTAAATGAGTTGCGTCAAACTCAGCAAATGTGGCAAAATTCATTACAACAGCAGGAGCAAACAAAAGCGAACCACGAACTGGCGCAGTTTGCAACGGCTGATAGAGAACATTTGGATGTGGTGCGTAATGACATGGCCGACCTACTGGAATCAGGGAAGGCGCAGACATTACAAGACGCATACGAAATGGCAATATGGATGCGACCCGATATTAGGCAAACCCTTATCGAGCGGCAACAGACAGAGGCTAGAAGACAGCAGGAAGAGCAGGCGCGTAACCAGCGAGCGAGAGCCGCAAGCGTAAGTGTTAGAGGCAGCTCACCGACGTCATCAAGCAGTCAAACCGTAGCGGGCAGTTTGAGAGATATTCTTGAAGCCCAATTTGATAGATAAACCTTGAGGGTAAATCATGGCAACTTTTGCTAATTTAAGTGACATTGTCACTACCACCATCCAAAATCGTTCAGCCATTTTGGCCGATTCGGTTACGAAAAATAATGCGTTATTAATGAAGCTGAAAGGCCGTAACAACGTTAAAACCATCAGCGGCGGTAACGTCATTATGCAAGAATTGATGTATAACGATGCATCAACCCAGAACGCTGGCTCATATAGTGGTTATGACGTGATTGATATCACACCTAACAGCCCTATCAGTGCCGCGCAATTTGATCTGAAGCAGTATGCGGCAGCAGTATCAATCAGCGGTTTTGAAATGTTGCAAAACAGCGGTAAAGAGCAGATCATTGATATGCTTGAAGGCCGCATCAGCATTGCTGAAGGTCAATTGATGAACCAGATCAGCGCAGGCATTTACAGCGATGGCACTGGCAACGGCGGTAAAGATATCACTGGGTTACAGGCTGCAATCAGCACCACCCCTTCCAGTGGAACTTATGGCGGCATTCCTCGTGCAAACTGGACGTTCTGGCGCAATGCTGCATTTAGCGGCGTAACGGATGGCGGTGCGGCAGTATCAAGCACCAACATTCAAAGCTACATGAATCGTCTGGCAGTCCAGTTAGTCCGCGGTACTGATCGCCCAGATATGATCGTAGCTGATAACAACTATTACCGCTTTTTCTTGGAATCGTTACAGGCTATCCAGCGTGTGACGAGTGAGGATAGCGCGGCAGCAGGTTTCACCTCAATCAAATATTTGGGTGCAGGCTTGAATTGTGACGTGTTTCTTGATGGCGGTATCGGTGGGGCAATTCCATCTAACCGCATGTATTTCTTAAACAGCAAGTACATATTCTTCAGACCTCACCGCGATCGAAACTTTGTGCCAATCGGCGGAGATCGTCAATCTGTGAACCAAGATGCAGTTGTGAAACTGATTGGCTGGGCAGGCAATTTGACTGCCTCAGGCGCACAGTTTAACGGAGTTTTATCAGCTTAATAAACAGGGGCTTTTGCCCCTTATTCAGAAAGGATTAAAAAATGGCCACTCCATTTTCAGCAACCCCTCTCAGCGGTGCGGATTTAGTAACCATTACTTTAGCGGCAGACTTTGCAAACGGCAAAAATGCCAATGCCCGCTTGGGTCAGCAAGTATTTGGCAGCGACGGTAAATTGTACGTATACGCGCAAGCTAACGGCGCAATTCCTGCTTCAACCGCAGTTTGTACCGTTAACCCTAGCACTTTCCTAGCTACCAGTTCAGGCGGCGCGTACACCAGCCCAGCCACTGCAATGGCCGCTGGCGACCGTGCTTGGTTTTGTAAAGCAAGCGTTTAACCACCCCACCCCCTACCGGGGGTTTTTACTTCTGAAAGAGAAAGACTATGAGCAATTCTCAAGCCGAATCACATTTATTTGTCCAGTTTTACACCGACGCTTTGGAATTAAAGGCCGAATCCGAAAAGCAGGGACGACCTATTTTTAAGGATATGCCTTTTGTCCGCATCATCGTGCCTGGTGATACCAATAACATTATTGAGCGCGTAGCAGACGAAAACGATAAACAGCGTTTTCCCAACGCATGGGCGAAACATCAAAATTCAGAAGCAAAAGCCAACGAGGGTACGCCTTTGGAACAATGGCCGCAAATTACACGGTCCTTACTGAAAGAATGCAAGTATTTCGAAATTCACACTGTTGAAGCATTGAGCAATATCAGCGATGCTCACGTAGCAAAATTAGGCATGGGCTTTGGTGAATTGCGCACGAAGGCCAAAGCATGGCTAGAGGCAGCAGCGGGAACCGCCCAGATTACCGCACAAGCAGCGGAGAACGCTCAATTAAAGCAAATGCTGGCTGATTTACAGGCTCAAATCAACGACATCAGCGAAACGAAAACACGACGCAAAAAGGAACTGATTGAATGACTACCCTCCTTCAAATAATTCAAGACACTTGCGATGAATTGGCATTAGACCGCCCCACAGCGGTTATCAGCTTAAATGATAAGCAAGTCCGCCAAATGTTGGCGTTATTGAATCGTTTGGGGCGAGATTTAGTCAAACAGTACGAATGGCAGCGTCTGGATAAAGAGGCGTTGCTTACGACCGTTCAATACACTTACACCGGCACGCTAACGGCAGGCAGTAACGTGATTACCGGGCTCAGCTCAGTAGCGGGGTTGAATACTAACTTCACCGTGCTGGGTGTGGGTGTAATGCCTTTCGCTCAGATTACCAGCGTGGGGGCTACTACCGTAACGATGGACATGGCCGCCACTGAAAGCGGCACTGTATCGCTTGAGTTTACGCAAAACAAATTCCCATTACCAAGCGATTGGGATAGGGAAGTACCACAGACAGAATGGAACCGAACGACCCGCTGGCCGTTGCTAGGCCCGAAATCAGCGCAGGAATGGCAGACATTTAAAAGCGGTATTGTCTCAGCGGGGCCGAGGCAGCGTTTTAGGATTTTGGGCAATTCATTACAGATTAATCCATCCCCTCCACCAGGACAAATGGCATCGTTTGAGTACATATCAAACGCGTGGGTTATTGGCAACGATGGGACGAGTAAAACCAAATTCACAGCCGATGATGATACGTGTGTTTTTCCTGATTCCTTGATGCTCACAGGCTTGAAAACACAATGGAAGCAATCGAAGGGGCTTGATGTTACTTTCGATTTAGGCGAGTTTAGAGCACTGTTAGAGCGTGCAAAATCACAAGACAAGAGCGCACCTAAACTGTATTTAAGCCAAGCAAGCGGTAACATTTTGCTTACGAATCGCAACATAATTGACGGCAGTTTTCCTAGTCAATAATCATGGATAAAAACGCAATCATCAAGGCATTACGGGACTACACGCAGGCCACAAGTAATGAAGTGGCTAACACTGTAACGCTTCCAATTGATTTAATTAACAAAGGCTTAGGATATATTGGGTTAGGCTCAAATGAACCCGTGGGCGGCAGCGAATGGATGCGACGCCAAGGATTAACAGCGCCAGTACCAGAAGGCACAGCGCAGCTATTGGGAGAAACCACGGGATTAGTTATGCCGATGGTTGCTGCAGCAAAGGCCACCCAGATAGCAACGGCACTCAGGAACATGGGCGAGAATATCGCCAAGCCAAAGGGCGGCGGTATGGCTGGGGGGCAAAGGGGGGCATTGTTATACGATTCAAACGGCAAAACGCGTCAACAAATGGCAGATATTATTCAACGCGATGCAGATACATTGGTTGATATGCTAAAGGCAAAAGGCTACGCCGCAAGCGTGGAACATTCGGGCAGTAAAATGGGACCGTCAAGTTATGTAGGGGTCTTAAACCCTATAACTGAAAAGAACATAAGTAATATTAGATTAAGCGACCATTCCAAAGGGCCTTTTAACCATGCAGGTTTGTACGGAAATTTTACGGTGGAAGAATTCCCTCAGCTTATACAAAAAATAGAACGGGATTTGACGGGGCCAAAATCGATTGTGCTTGAAAAAGACGAATTAACATATCGCATGGCGCAAGAGCTTATGGAACAAGGAAAAAAATCATCTTCCGCTTGGAAAGCTGCAAGAAGGCAAGCTAACGAATTTTACGAAACACAACACCTTTTTCCTAGACCTTTGGCCCAATTACCTACCCCGCCTCAAAACCTAGTGAAAGCCCTACGTGATGGCAACTAGACCACCAGCCCAATTTACCTCACTACCCGCACCCGTAGGTGGATTAAACGACCGTGACTCAATCGTGGGCATGAAGCCGAATGAAGCGATTGAAATGCAGAACTGGTGGACATACCCAACGTATGTTGCAACACGGAAGGGAAGCACAGCATGGCTAACGGGGTTACCCGGCCAAGTACGCAGTCTGATGGAGTATGCACCGATCAATGGCAATTCAAAGCTACTCGCAGCATGCAACGGTAACATTTACGACGCAACGACACAAGGCGCGGCAGGCGCACCCATTCACACAAGTTTTGGAAGCAGCGATTTTCAAACGGCGATGGTGACGATACCGGGCGGCTCATTCTTGATTATGGTCAATGGCGTGGACAAGATGCACGCTTACAACGGAACAACGTTCACCATACCTAACGTAAACAGCGTGGATAGCGCAACTTTTGCAAGCGTGGTTTCATTTAAGAATCGTTTGTTCTTTGGCCAAAAAAACAGCCTGAAGGTGTTTTACTTGCCAGTGAACGCTTATGCAGGGCAAGCCAATGAGATTGACTTAGGCGCAGTGTTTAACCACGGCGGATCCATCAATGCGGTGTTTAATTGGACGGTTGACGCTGGCGACGGTATGGATGATAGGCTAGCGGTGATTACTACGAATGGTGAATT